GCACTTGTACACTTTTAGTGCCGTCAGACCCCGCCTCGTCTAACCCAACGGAGAAGGATGCAAAGGAAAGCCCGGTTCGACCCACAACTGCCCGAAGACGAACGCCACTACCGTTTGAGCTGGAGCGACGGCACGCTGCCCCACCTTGACGAATCCTCGTGGATGACGCCGGACCTCTTCCTCGAGGACGGCATGTACGACGTGAGCGGAAAGCGAATGCTGGCGTTGATGCCGAACGCAGAGGTGTGGGACTGCTACGGCGGCGTTGTCGGTGAATCGAGGGTGATTGCCAAGTACCGTCCCATCAGCGACGCAGCCAAGTTACTTGCCAAGGAGACGGGGAACAGCGCCGTCCTGCGAGCCTTGAAGTTCCGGCGACTCTCCGTCGTTGCCGAGAAAGCGTGGGCAGACCCGACCGTCTCCGCAGGATCGGCGAGGAGAACCAAGGCATGACCGACACCCAAACCCTAACGGTAACGCGCGATATGGACGGCATGACTGTCCAGGACCTGGTGACGCTGATGGAGAAGAGCGGGGCGACGCTGGTCAGTCATGACAGGCGCGGACTACAGAGCCGTGCCGCCGAGCTCAGCGCCCAATGGCAAGACATCGACCCGAAGCGGCGGGGGGAGCGGGCCGCGATCAAGGAGCAGATCCTGGCCCTGTGGACGGAGCCGAACGACCTATCCGAGAGTCGCCGGTGGCCACAGGAGCTCCACAAAGGCCGCGGGCGGTACGACGATTTCACGAACCCGATGAACATCGACCACACGCGCACATGGAAGCAGAATGGCAGGCTCGTGTGCGCGACGACCGAGCCTTACCAGGCGTCCATCGACTGCCTTCAGAAGCTCGTGTCGTACCTGGAGCAGAACGGTTTGGAGGGTTATCTCCACTTCGGCGTTGAGACCCATAACCCCGGCAGTTGCCTCGGATTCGTGTTCGTCCGCAAAGGGGACTCGGTGAAGATTCCGACCCTCCACAAGGCGATAGCCGCCCGGACCCGCTAGCCGCCCTGCAGCACCTGGCATTCGTGTCGAAAGTGATTCAATAAGCCAGGGGCTTGCAATAATTTGAGCGCTTTCCCCGACCCTCTTGGGACCCGTAAGAATAGATTTCGGACAGGCTTCTGAGGGGCCTGCGGGCCCTTGTCAAATCGTCCTAATAATATCAATCACTTTTGACAGAAACCCCCAGCCTGACAAATCAGAACTATGGACAGCGACAGACGAACCCCAGGAGAAGTACTTGCGAACGCTCGGTCGACCTACGCCGATAAGTGGACGGTAAGCGCTGAGTGGCACGAGGCCGAGGGCCACTACAAGTGGATGGCGGATGACTTAGGATTGACCGACGCGACGATCCTTGAGATAGGAGTCGGTGACGGCCGTTCGACGCTGGAGCTTCTCTCCCGCGGGCATACCGTTGTCAGCATCGACGAGAACCCAGAGTGCCTGGCTGCGGCTAAGGCGCGGCTTGAGTCTGCTGGCTACGAAGCCACCGTAGAGTTGCGCGGCGCCGTGCAGGAAGACGATTTCCAGCACGCCGTTGTCTACCGGACGCCCAACACGCGCGTCCGGACGGGCTGGTGCCACCTAATAGAAGGCGATCCCGTGGTGGATCCAGGGCTAAGGGGGTGGCTAGAGCGGGCGTGTGGCTTCGACGCCGTTGTGTGCTGGTTGATCGGTACCCACAATGCCCGGCTAGGATCAAACTTCCATTACCATGCGAAGGAAGTGCGGTCCTCCGGCGACTACCGCTTAGTCGTCCAGAACGAGGTGTACGAGTTGGCTGATCTGGTCCTCAATCGAGGGGGCTTCCTACACGTTGTCGATCGTGGTGAGGTCGAAGATTCCGAGGAGTACCGGAACGATGTCTTGAGTGCACACCGTGACCAAGCAAGCACCACAAAGCTGGTCGTGGAGCGTTGTTCGCACATAGTCACGGGCTCGGTTGCGGCCGAAGGCGGAAAGGAGATGGTCATGACCCCCGGGTCTTCGGGAAGGCCGTTCCTCAAGTCTTCGCTTGGATTGGTCGCGATCACATCACGCCGCCCTTAACAAGAAGTTATTGCTTCCTCGGTCGCAAGAAACCGCAACTCGTGAACAAAAACAGCCGCCGTGCGTATGAATTGTCCGAGTAGGGACCGGTGCGCACACTGGTCCTGAAGCTCCCAATACGGCCTTAGAAGCCCCGGACGCCGAGACCCTCGGTTGCCGGGGTTTTTCGCGTTGGCCTGGAGGTCCCATGTCGATCAAACCACCCGCACGCCCGAAGCTTCCCGAAGCGGAAGCGCGGCTCATCCTCGAAAATCACGGACTTACCAAGGGCGTCATGCTGCTCGCCGTCCGTGGCTACTTCCTCGACACCATGGGCGCTCCTGGCAAGAACGACCGGGGCATCTACGACGACATGATCGCGGTGGTCTCACCGACCGCGTACGTCGCCTTCAACGCCAACGTCGATCCCAGCGTCTTCCGCTCAGGCATCGCGACACTAAAGCCGGGCGTCCACCTCTACAAGAAGGGACGGCACGGGATCAGCCGCGGCCCGGGATACCCTGCCCTTCGGCCCGCGACGCCCGGGGAAAAGCTGCCGGTGACGCGCGACGGCCAGCCCGGAGACCACTTCGGCATCGCCATCAACATCCACCGCGGCAGCAAGACGAGCACCAGCTCGGAAGGGTGCCAGACCATCCATCCCGACCAGTACCCGGCGTTCATCGCGCTGGTTTACCAAGAGATGGCGAGACACGGCCAGACGACCATTCCCTACTGTCTCGTTCTGGAGGGGGTGCGGCGCTGATGCCCCATCGACTCCGCCAACCCCAAAACCAACCGTGGGTGCTCGGCGTGCTCTGCGTCTTGACGGGCATCCTCGGCGCGGTTAAGCAGGAGCAGGTCTTCGTCTGGTTCGAGGCGAACACGGGCATTGGCGTGCTGCTCGCGTTCATGTGGGCCGATACGGTCACCGGGATCATGGTGGCGTTCGTCTCCAAGGTGATCAACTCCGACGCCAGCTTCAAGGGCATCACGAAGAAGCTTTGCGTCCTGATCTCCTTGCTCATGTGCTCGCTTTTGGAGGTGGCTTACCTCAAGCTCCAGGGCTCTCCCAGCCCGATCCCCATCTACCGGATCGCGACCTTGGGCTACATCGCATGGGAGTTCGGTAGCGTGATGGAGAACATGGGCAAGCTCGGTGCGCCCATTAACCCATCGATCATGGAGAGCCTGTCGCAGATCAAGGCTTTGGGCCGTAAGCCGGCGGAGGTGACGATCGTAGACACCGTGAGCATCACTGCGACCAACGGCCCGGGAGACCCGGCAAGACGGGTCACGGATCGAGCGGAGATTCCAGAACCGCCGTCCGAGACCCCATAGCCGCTGGTGATCGTCGACTCTCACCAAACCCCGCCCCGGGCCGTCTTTACCTCCGTGATCGCCTCCAGTTCCTTCGGAATCGCCATGCCGACGCCCGAGCCAGCCGCGTCCCTCAGCTTCGAGGAGCACTGGCGCACGAGCTGCGCCCGGGTGCGGCGCGTGTGCCTCCGGATGCGGCTTCGGGGGGACGACCTGGAGGACGCGTTGCAGGAGACGCGGATCCGCGCCTACCGGGCCTTCAGCGCCTTCGACGGCCGGACCCGCTTCAGCACGTGGGCCTGCAAGATCGCGGTGAACTACGTTCGCAGTGTGGCGAGGAAGAGGGCTCGCGGCCTTGCCGTCGTTCCCCTCGTGATCCTCGATCGAGAACCCGCCGCCGAAGACGACCGCGAAGCCAGCGGGATGATGCCGGCCATTATGGCCGCGATCGACGAGCTGCCCCCGGTCCACCGGCGGGTGTTCCTGATGATCGAGGTAGACGGCGCCAGCTACGAGGAGGCGGCACGCGCACTGCGCGTTCCCGTCGGCACGGTGAAGAGCCGCCTCTACGGGGCGAAGCGCCGGCTGCAGGAGAGGCTCGGGCCGCTTATCTCGGCTTGAAGGGATCAACCATGTTCGAACCAACCGATAAGCAGAAGGCGTTCCTTGCTGCGTTCGCGCTCACCGGCAACGTCTCCGCCGCCGCGCGGGCAGCGGCCGTCAATCGCCGCACCCACTACGAATGGCTCGAGGATCCAGGGTACGCGGCGGCGTTCGAGGATGCCCAGGAAGAAGCGACCGACCGGCTGGAAGAAGAGGCACGGCGGCGGGCGGTCCAGGGCGTTGTCAAGTTCAAGTTCCACTCGCAGACGGGTACGCCGCTTAAGCACCCGATCACGGGGGAGCCCTACTACGAGCTGGAGTACAGCGACAGCCTGATCGCCCTGCTCCTTAAGGCGAACCGGCCGGAGAAGTACGCGGAGCGGGTGAAGCAGGACGTGACCGTCACGCCGAAGATGGTGATCGGGGTGGACCTGGACCAGATATGAGGCAGCCGACGCGGGAGGAGATGCGGGCGTACCGGCCTTACGGGAGCGCTCTGCAGGTCCTCTACGCGAAGGACGACGAGGTTCTTCTTAGCGGCCCGGCGGGAACCGGCAAGAGCCGTGGCGTGCTTGAGAAGTTCCACCTCTGCGCCGAGAAGTACCCCGGCATGCGGGGTCTCTTCCTCCGGAAGACGCGGGCCAGCCTCACCCACTCCGGCCTAGTCACCTTCGAGACGAAGGTCGTTCCGGCAGGGCACCCCATCCTCGAGGGGGCGGCCAGGCCGCAACGGGGGAGCTACGTCTATCCGAACGGCTCGGAGATCGTGGTCGGCGGCCTCGACAAGCCTGGGAAGATCATGTCGACGGAGTACGACCTGGTCTATATCCAAGAGGCGATCGAGGTCACGGAGAACGACCTCGAGAGCGTGACCACCCGGCTCCGCAACGGGGTGATGCCTTACCAGCAGCTCATCGCCGACACGAACCCGGACAAGCCCACGCACTGGCTGTTGCAGCGCTGCCTTCGCGGGCAGACCCGCATGATCGAGTGCCGCCACGAGGACAACCCGGTCTACTGGGACCACGAGAAGGGCGAGTACACGCCGGCGGGCCGCGCCTACATCCAGGGCAAGCTCGACAAGCTGACCGGGGTCCGGCTTCAGAGGCTCCGGTACGGAAAGTGGGTAGCCGCCGAAGGGCTCATCTTCGACGAGTTCGACGCGGCCGTCCACATGGTCGACGAGAAGGACCTACCCAAGGGGTGGCAGAAGTGGCCACGGCTTTGGGTGGTGGACTTCGGGTTCAAGAACCCGTTCGTGTGGCAGGAGTGGGCGATCGATCCGGACGGCCGCCTTTGGCGCATCCAGGAGATCTACAAGTCGAAGACCCTGGTCGAGGACCACGCTAGGCGCATTCTGCAGTTGACGAAGGGTTCGCCGGAGCCGATCGCCATCGTCTGCGACCACGATGCGGAGGACCGGGCGACGCTCGAGCGGCACCTGGGCATGAAGACCAAGGCCGCTCACAAGACGGTCTCGGACGGGATCCAGGCGGTGAAGTCGCGTCTCCGGCCGGAAGACGATGGCAAGCCCCGGATCTACTTCGTCCGGGATGCGATCGACGAGCGGGACGCGGACCTCGAGGAGCGCAAGCTGCCGTGCTGCACGGAAGAGGAGTTCGACGGCTACGTGTGGGACACCTCCGGTGGCCGGCGCAAGGGGGAAGAGCCCGTTAAGGAGAACGACCACGGTTCGGACGCCACTCGCTACGCGGTGGCTGAGCGGGACCTGGTGAAGAAACGACGATTGGTGGCCGCATGATGACGAACTTTCTCGACTGGATCAAGAACGCGGCCACCGCCTTTCGCGGCGTCCAGCCCGCCGTCGCGGAAAGCGCACAAGCAAAGGGCGTGAGCCTCCTGAACAACGGGGTGCCCGTCAGCTCGTGGGGCCAGACGGCGTGGTTCAGCGACTTCTCGTGGGGATTGTTGGGCGACGAGGCGCAGCTCAGCGCTAACACGGTCGTCCAGGGTGTCCTGCGGTGGGCCACCACGTCGTTCAACGAGCCCCCGTTGATGGTGGTGCGCCGCGGGAAGGACGGCGACGAGGAGAAAGACTTCAACCACGCCGCCCTGGAGGTGCTGAGGGGCGATCCAGCCCAGAAGATGAGCCGGCGGCGATTGATGAAGGCGTCTCTCGCAAGCTACGTTCTGGACGGCAACTGCTATGTGGAGATGGTCACGGACAAGGCGGGCGACGCGGCGGAGCTCAGGTGGCACGCGCCGTCCCGGGTCCGAACGGTGGCGTTCGACGGCACGGACTACCTTTCGCACTACGTGGTGAGGGACCGTCGCGGACAAGAGCGACGAGTCGAACCGGAGAACATGGTCCACATCGCGGACGGGATCGACGAGCGCCACCCCCTCAAAGGGTGCTCCGGGATCAAGAGCTGCATGCGGGCGGTGATGGCCGACAACCAGATCGATCTGTACACCCACGCCATCATGACCAACCCGGCCGTGATCGGTCTGATCGTCGGACTCAAGGACGCGGCCGAGGCCGATGAAGCGGACGTCGCGGCGGTGCAGGACAAGGTCGACCAGAAGTGCCGAGGAGGCGGGGCCGGTAGCACGGTCGTGGTCAACTCTGACACCACCGTCACCAAGGTGGGGTTCTCGCCCAAGGACCTAGATTCGTCCGCCATGCGCGATGCCCTCGAGGAACGGATCACCTCGGTGTTCGGGGTCCCGGCCATCGTGGCGGGCCTTCAGCAGAGCGACGCCAAGTTCTCGAACTTCCAAGAGGCGCGAAGGCTCGCGACGGAGCAGTTCCTGGTCCCGCACTGGGAGACGTTCGCCGAGGAGTTCTCCCTCCAACTAGGCTCGAAAGCCGGGTTGAAGGAAGGCGAGTACTTCGCGTTCGCCGTCGATCGCGTTAGAGCGCTCCAGGAGGACGCGAACCAGCGACACCTCCGAATCGTCGCCGCTTACCAGGGGGGTCTGACGAAGCGCTCGGAAGGCCGCGGGCAGATGGGCCTCGAGTCGGACAAGACCGATGAGGTGTACATCGACCAGGTGCAGGGCGGCGCGTCTCCCGAGGTCACGGCCGCCAAGGCCCGCATGAGGGAGTCGCGGCGGGGATTCGACTTCAACGTCCTTAGCGGGGAGCAGTGAGAAGGCCTACCGACGCCGACTACTCGGCGGCCATGCGCGGCCACGCGGCCGAGCTGGACAAGATCGCGGGGCGGCTGTTCTCGGGCAAGATCACCCCGGAGAAGTGGTACGAGGAAGCGGCGGCGCAGATCCTTGCCGGCCACGTCGATTCCTGGCGGCTGGGTCGGATGCTCTCCGGCGACCTTCGCGGCCCGAACGACGACGACGTCCTCCTAGGCGAGCGCCTGTTCAGCGGCCAGAACGACTTCCTCCTCGGGTTCTACGACCGCATCGAGGCGGGGGACTACACCGACGAGGAGGGCAACTGGCGGGAGGACCTCCTCAGGCAGCACCAGCGGGCCTACGTGTCGTCCATGCGGGCGACCGCCAACGAAGCCTTCGTCGAGGCGTCGGAGGACAGCGAAGAGTTCGATTGGGTGCCGGGACCGGCGGAGCACTGCGAATCGTGTTTGGCCTTCGCCCGTCGGGGACCTTACTCGAAGCTCACGATTCCGGCCTATCCGGGCGACGGCTCCACGGAGTGCGTCTTCAACTGCCACTGCCGTCTGAGGCGGCGCAGCGACGGGCTGGAGGGCTTTGCGCGGGTGGATCTGTCCGGCCCCCGTCTCTCGGGTCCTTCCGGTGGCGGTGGTGGCCGCAAGCTGCGCAAGGTGCCGACCACGGACTTCCCGGTGGGTCTGCCCGCTCCGGCCGCGGGCCTGGAGTACTACGAGGTTTACGATGGGACCAGCTTCGACGACATCCGCGAAACGATCACGGGGTTCGACCGGGAAGTCGTTCTGATCGGGGACGAAAACGAGCGGGTGCTCTACGCGGGGGTCGTCTTGGAGAGGGACGGGGGCACGGTAACCCCGCTATTGCCGGTGATGCGGGACCGTCGGGTTCTCCACAACCACCCGGACAACGGAGCCCACACACCAGACGACCTGGCGACCATATCGGAAGGAGATCCGCTCGCGCTGGATGCCGCAGGATCGAACGGTGTTACCTTCCGGCTTGAAAGACCTGCGGGCGGTTGGCCATCGTTGTCCGACTTGATGGGAGCAGCCTCCCGGGCTCACGCGCAGTTCGTCAAGGCGCTCGCTAGGACTAACAGCGACGAGAAAGCCCGGGAAGCGTACAATGAAGTCCTAAAGAGAGAGCTTGCGAAAATCGGGCTCGTGCTGGTGGTGTTCGACAATGGCAAGAATGGGTAACGCGACTTTCGAGGTGGCCAAGCTGGGGCTGGAGAGGGGTCTGGAAATCGACCTTGACGAAGCCCGCCGCATAATGGACCGCATCGAATCGTGGACGTCGCGCGAGGACCTCCACGCCAAGATCCGCCAGCAACTAGAAGCCTTGGCTCGGGAGCAAAGACCCGCCGCCTAACCGCCTTCAACCCATAAGCCTTCCTAGAGGCCCCGCCCGGAGAGATCCGGCGCGGGGCCTTCGCATTGGTGACCCTATGATCAAACGAAAATCTTTCGGCCTGCACGTCAAGGCCGCCGACGACAAGGGCGTGCTCGAAGCCATCGTCAGCGTCTTCGGCAACCGTGACCGCGGCGGAGAGCGCGTGGTCCAAGGTGCCTACGGCAAGTCCCTTCAGCGCAAATTGCCGAAAGGCGTGTGGGCGCACGACTGGAGCAAGCCCATCGCCACCACGCTGGACGCCCGGGAGCTCGCGCCCGGGGACGCCCTCCTGCCGGACGAACTGAAAGAGCTGGGCGGCTTGTACGTGAAAGGCCAGTTCTTCGAGGAGATCGACGATTCCTGGCAGGCTTTCCTGAAGATCAAGCACGGCCTGATCGACGAGTACTCCATCGGCTACAGCGTCGCTCAGGAGCGCAAGGGCGACGACGGCACGCTCGAGCTTTTGGAGCTGGACCTCTTCGAGTGGTCCCCGGTGCTCGTGGGCATGAACCAGCTCACCAGCACGCTCAGCGCCAAGGACATGCGCTTTGCCGAGCACGCCGAGAAGGCGATCGGCGACCTAGACGAATTCATCGACCGCTACAAGGGCCTCGCGGAAAAGCGCGGCGCCCTATCGACCACCCATCACGAGCGGCTCAAGACCATCCATGGCATGGTCGGCGACCTGCTCGCGCTCGCCAAGGCTCCTGACGCCAAGAGCGGCAACGACCCTGAGCCCGATACGTGGCTCGAAATGGCCAGGCAACTGGCGGGAAGCGCAAACTAATGAACTGGAAGAAGAAGCTCCAAGAGCTGTACAAAAAGGAAAAGGACCTCCGAACGGAGGCCAAGGGCATCCTCGACACCTGCGTCAAGGAGAACCGCAACCCAAACGACGACGAGAAGACCAAGCTCAAGGACGTCAACGGCAAGCTTGAGGACTGCCTAAAGGAGATCGAGGAGGCCCGGTTAATGGCGGGCTTCGACGACAACGAGACCCGGCTAAAGGACCTGTCCCGGCCTGGGCGACCGACCGCCACGGCACCGCAGGCCAAGGGCTGGGGCGACGCGTTCCTAGAGTCGATCAACGACGACGAGCGGTTCAAGGCGTGGGCGGAGTCGGGGGCCAAGGGCAACTCCCCCCGAATCATGCTCAAGAACGTCCAGAGCGGGGCGGCTGAGGCCCAAGGCGGGGCACTTGTGCGGCCCGAGCGGATCGAGGCGGTGACCCTTGGATGGCGTGCGTTCCGCGTCCTGGACTTCCTGCCCAAGCGCCCGACTGGGAGCAACGCCATCGAGGTGCCCAAGCAGGTCAGCCGGACCAACAACGCGGAGTTCGTGCCGGAACCGACGGCGACCAACAACGCGGCGAACCTCAAGCCCGAGTCCGACACCGTCTGGGACCTGGTGACCTACCCCATCTACACGGTGGCCCACATGATCCCGGCGTCTCGGCAGATCCTGGCCGACGCGCCGCAGATGCGGGCGATCATCGACGGGGAGCTGCGCAACGGCCTTCTGGACAAGGTCGAGCGCCGGATCTTCAACGGCACCGGCAATGGCGGTCAGTGGACGGGGCTCAACAACATGGCCGGGGTGCAGGCCCAGGCGTTCGACACCGACATCCTGACCACCACCCGAAAGGCGCTCACGAAGCTGACGGTGGCGGGCACGGAAGAGGCCGAGTACGTTCCTCAGGCGTGGTTCATGAACCCGACCGACTGGGAGCAGTTCGACCTCCTCCAGAACGCGGACGGGATCTTCTACTACGGAGGGCCTACCAGGCAGGGACAGCCCATGCTCTGGGGTTACCCGGTCGTGCTCTCCACGGCAGTGACTGTCGGTTCGCCTTACATCGGCGACTGGCGGCAGTTCCCGCTCTACGACCGGCAGGAACCCGCGGTGTACTTCACCGACAGCAACCGCGACTGGTTCGAGCGGAACCTGCTCGCGTTCCTGGGCGAGTTCCGCGGCGGCTTCGTGGACGTGCGGACCAACGCGGCCGTGAAGGTCGACATCACCGAATAAGGAGGAACCATGGCAGCACTGAGACCAGGCCAAGCCAAGCTCCGGCAAGCGTCGCAGGCCGCGCACGTCGCGAACCTCGGCGCTACGACCAACATCACGGCGGTGCCCGGCGAGTTCGCCGACCTCGCCGCGGTGCAGACCTACCTTGCGGGCGCGAACGTCGTGCCCAACATCGAGACCCGTCTCGACAACCTGGAAGCCCGCCTGAACGCCGCCCTGACGGCGCTCAAGAACGCGGGCCTGATGGCCTGAAAGGGCCGGGGGCGATCCACAGCGGTCGCCCCCTTGCGATTTACTATGCCGTACCCCACTGCCGAGCACCTAAGTGGCTACCTTCGCAACGCGGAGGACTTCGCCCCATCGCTAGCTGAAATGTGGATCCGCGCCGCCGTGAGCGAGTTCGAGACGAAGACCCGTTGGCGGCCGTTCCTCCAAGAGGAGACCGAGGACGAGGTGCGCTCGTTCGACGCCCCGTGCGGCTCCACTCTGTACCCTGGGGTGGGGCTCCTCTCCGTCACCTCGCTCTCCGTGGGCGACACCCCCCTCACCGTGAACGAGGGCTTCTGGCTCCGTCACAAGATCGCGGACGGGCCCTGGCTCGCGGTGGAGTTCGCTACCGGTTGGAGCTACGGCGTCGGCTTCGGGTACGGCCCTGACTACCGCAAGGTCGAGATCACCGGCCGCTTCGGCTACTGCACCGAACTGCCCCCCGACGTGGAGCTGGCGATCCTGTCCCACGCGGCGGCGGCCTACTACCAGTGGCTCGACAGCGGATCGGCCGGCGCCATCAAGCGCGAGAAGGCGGGGCCGGTAGAGGTGGAGTTCGCGGTCGAGGCGGGACGCGACCGGGGAAGCATGGCGCGGAAGACTTTCGACGACGTGGTGCGCCGCTACCGGAGGCACTCGTGAGCCTGCTGGACCGCCACACCGTGCGGGTGGAGTTGCCCGTGGAGGAGCTGAAGGACGCGCTGCTCAAGGGGCACGTCTACGACGACCAGGGGAGCGTGAAGGGCCTGCTGTACGCGGCGGAGGCGCAGGACATTTACCGACGCTTCGAGCGCGACACCAAGCGCCCCCACTGGCTTCTCATCCGGGCCAAGAACCGGCCCGCCTTCCAGGAGGGTGGGAAGGTGTTCCACGGCGACCGCGTCTTCACCATCCTCGGGGTTTCCGGACCGAACGAGGGCACCGCCACGGGGATCGACAACGTGCAAATCGGACTGGAGGAACTCGATGCCTGACGCATTCCCAACCCTGCGCGAGAAGCTTCGAGCCGACATCAAGGAGGCCTGGGCGTGCGAGATCATCGTCTTCGGCAAACCCCGCAAGCCGACCAAGCTCAAGCCTTCCGCCGTCGTCAGGTCCGTCTTGGACCGCAGCCCGAACGGAGGGCACTCGGGCGAGGACAGATGGTCGTTCGAGATCATGGGCAAATTCCCCTTGCCGGACGCCAACGACCCGGCAACCCCTGACGTTGAGACCTTCCTCTACGAACGGGCGGGGGCGCTGCTCCAGCGGATCGCTCCGACCACTGGGGACGAAGTGGATCTTCCGCTCCCTCAGCCCTACGGGGACGTCGCCCGCAATGTGGAGGTCGGCGAGATCGTGCCCGATCCCGACGACGACACCCAGGACGACGACTTTTGCCGGGTTCGGATCGGCCTGCAGATGACGACCGACTACTACGAATAGCCGTGAGGACCTACGACAAGGCCGCGTACATCCTGGCGCTCCAGGATGGGATGGCCGCTTACGCCCAGAGCGTCGAACACGGCTACCGGCGGGCCGTTCGCATGTCGGTCAAGGACTTTCGGGAACTCACCTCAGGCGACATCCCGGCCAAGACACTCCGCAGGCTCGGCTATCCCTACGCGGTCGACGGCTCCGGGCCTTCGCGACGGCAGAGGCTCACGGGCAAGACGCAGTACTCCAAGGTCGCCATGCGCGGGCGGGTGCCCTACCTGCCGGTGAACAAGCAGACCGGAAGGCTCCAGCGCTCAGGACGGTTGAAGGGCCCCACCGGACCCGACAAGCGGTACGAGCTCCGCGCCGACGCCCCCTACCTTCCGTTCGTGCTCTTTGGCACGCGGAGCCTGATGGCGCGGCGCTTCGACAAGGTGATCCAGCGGCGCTTCGGCGCTCGCTGGAAAGGGATCGAGATGGCCCTGGGAGGCTAGAAACCACATGCTAAGACAGATCACGGGAGAGGTCTCCCTTTTCGCGGTCGGGGGAGGAAGCTACCTCGGACTCTTCAAGAACGCTCGCCTCACGCTTGCCGCGGCGACGCAGGAGGCGAGCCCCGCTTCCCGCATCGGAAAGAAGGCGCAGCCGGTCACCAAGGGCAGCACGCTGACCTTCAGCGTCATGTCCAACAAGTCCGGATCGAGCACGGCCGCCCGTGTGACGGTCAAGGACGTGACGAGCTTCGCCATCGGGGGAACCGACCTGAGGGGTCACGTCCAGGAAGGCACGCTCAGCGGCCGCTTCGGCACGAAGGAAGGGGCCGGGTGGGCCGACGTCTGGGACTACCCGAACGTGACCGACAAGGACTTCGAGTTCGACGGCAGCATGATGATCCCCATCGCCGGCGGCGGCGGCCTGGTCCTGATCGACAAGATGCTCGACCCGGCGACGCTGGACGACCTGGCGGCCACCTTCGCCCTCACCGTCGACGGCATCGCCATCCAGATCCCCATGACCGTGGACCGGGTGGAGCTGGGGCTCCAGGACAAGGACCTGCAGCTCGTAAGCACCCACCTGATGGGCGCATCGCCCGACACCGGGGCTTACCCGACCCTTCCCACGGCCACCGGCACCGTTCTGGAGAAGGTGCTCGTGACGCCGTACAACCCGCTCGCCTTCCAGCTTCAGAGCCGCGCCACCTACGGCAAGAGCTTCGAGGGCGAGATCGTTCCCACCAGCGTCGCGATGCGCTTCCGAAGAGGCGAGCTCGTGATGATCGACTACTCGTTCGTGGCCGTTGGAGCGGTCGCGCCGATCGCCGCATAAGGAGAACCCATGAGCGAAGACATCAAGGACAGAGGCAAGAAGACGAAGGCCGTTACGAGGCAAAGCGGTTTTGGAGCCGCCCCAATCGTGGACAAGGCCGTAAAGCCCCAGGCAGACAAGAAGGCTCCCGAGCCAGAGAAGGAAGACACGAAGAATGAGCAAGCTTAGAGCGATCGCCGAAAAACTCGTCGTTAAGGAGCCGACTTTCAAGGTCCAACTGGACGAGGGGGTGGAACTGGAGTTCAGGTTCATCCAGGGCTATCCCCAGAAGACTCCGATCTGGGCCAGGGCATCGGAGTACAACGACTCCTACCGCAAGGGGATGCTGCCTCCGGAGGAAGAGGAGCTCTGCGATCGCATCGCGGACGCCGACGTGATCCAGCAGTGCCACCGCATGGCGGCAACCTGCGCCGACGAAGGCGAGACCGTCGCGGACTTCCTGTTCATGGCCGCCGAGAGCTGGATCGGGCACGAAAGCCTCTGGAACCGCTGGTTCGCGGGGCAGGCCGGAGCGACGGCCAACGCCGAAGTAGAGGCCATCGAAGACCGAAAAAAGTCATCGAAGAAGACCGACTCTTCCGCTGCTACCTAAGCGCGGCAAAGGAGGTCTACGGCTGCCACCCGGAGGAACTGAGCGAACAGCGCCTTCGCTACCTCCGGGACTTTATCGCGGACAACCAACTGACGGCGGAGGAGATCAAGACTCCCCCCGCTTAGCCCCTGACGGGCAGAAGGAACCCTTACCATGGCACTGCCCACCCTCGTATCCTCTTTCGAGCTCCGAGACTCTTTCAGCGGCAAGGCCCAGCAGGCGATCACCACCGCCGAGAGGTTCGTCAAGGCGCTCAAGGACATCGAGCGCGAGGAGGCGAAGCTCGCGCGGCAGGGTGTTGCGGGAGACGCGAAGAGCGGACGGACGGTCAAGCCCCCGCCGGTCATCGCGCCGCCGGTGGTGAAGCCTCCGGTCCAGCGGGCCAACTTCATCGACGGCCTGTTCGGGAAGGCGCAGCAGCTTGAGCGGTTCGCGCAGGGCACTCTCCTGGAGCCGTTCGCCCAGGGTCTTACCGGTCTCGTCGGCAAAGGCGTCCAGGCGTCGGTGACGATCGGCAAGCTGGGCACGGTGATGGGCTCGGTGTTCGGCCCGGCCGGAGCCGCCGCCGCGGGGCCGGTCGTGCTAGGGGCCCTGGGGGTGGCGCTCTCCGGAGTCATGTTCGTCGCCGGCGGGACTGCGGGCGCGATCGCGGGGCTGCTGCCCCAACTCACCCAGCTCGCGGGCTTCGGGTTCCAGGCGTTGGGCACGGCCATGGCCATGCCGTTCATCAACGCCTCGGCGGAGATCGACTCGGCGCAGCGGATGTTCGGCGCCTTTCTCGGCAACATGGAGAAGGGCAAGCAGGCCATGCAGTTCGTACGGGACTACGGTCTCAAGAGCGCGTTCAAGCAAGAACCTCTGATCGAAGCCACTAGGACGCTCTACGCCGGCCAGCTCGACCCGAACCGCTACTTGCCCGTGATGGAGAAGATCGCCCTCCTCAAGGGCCGCCCGAAGGACGAGAACCTGCAGGACATTTCGAGCGTGGTCCGGCAGATCATCGGCGGGCAGATAACGGAAGGCTTCGGTTCTGAGGGAGTTGGCAGGTTCGGCATCAACAAGAAGATGCTGGAGGAGTATGGGGGTGCCAAATTCGACTCAAAAGGGGGCTTCGTCGGCGGACTTAATGAGGCGCTAGAAGTCCTGGAGAAGCTGAGCCAGAAGAGCCCGATCCTCAAAGACATCAAGCAGGTTATGGAGTCGTCCGACGAGACGCGGATCTCCAACGCCTGGGATGCCGTCAATTTCGCCATCGTCGGCGCGGGCAACGCGCTCAAGCTGCGGTTCCTCCCGTTCATCGAGAGCGCGGCCGGCGCGATCAAGGCGCTCACGGAGAACGGCACCGTCGCCCGCATCGCCGCCGCCTGGGCCGACCTCTTCGGCATGGGCGGCGACGGCGCTTCGCCCGTGTTCCTGATCGCGGCCTGGCTCGAGGAGATCCCGACGCTGATCGGCAACGTCAAGGACATGGGCCTGGCTCTGTTCGAGGGGATGCAGCAAGGCATTCAGAACCTCAACGACATCATGTTCGGCCCCGTGAACCTGCTGGTGAAGGCCATCAACGGGCTCTTGGACATGGCCAGCCAATTACCCATGGTTGGCGAGAAGGTGCCCAAGGCTCGCCTCCCGCTGATCGATGTTGGTAGCGTCGCGCTACCCTGGGCGGCGGCCGGGTTCGACATGGGCAAGGGCTTTTTCGGCGGTGCGGCCGACCGGGTAGCGGCCCGGGCCAAGCTCTACGAAGAGCAGGCGAAGAAGCACAAGCCCACCGACCCGACCACCGCGCCGCTCCCGGAAGGATCGCCCGACAGCGGTGGCGAGAAAGACCAGGCGAAGTCGTTCGCGACCTCTTTGCAGGAGATCTACCTGAAGCAGATCGCGGACAACACCGCGAAGATGGCGGAGATGCGGGACGTGATCTTGGGAGGTGGCACCAAAGGAACGCACGGCCTTAACGCCAAAGACCTGGGCAGCGTGAAGGGGGGCAGCCGAGCGGAGCGCCAGGTCCAGCAAGGGATCCAGTTGCTGATGGACGGGATGAACGGGATAGCGCTGGACCAGATGCTTTCGGCCAGGGAGGCCGGGTTCTAAAGGCTGTCGATGGCCTTTAGTATCCGGTCCCGTTGCCTGAACTTCTTGTTCCAGGAGATGCGGAGGTTTCCCTTCATCCGGGATTCCGTTGTCCCCTTGAGGGGCTCGGTTGAAGCCATCGACTCCACAAGCTCGAGCCCCTTTCGGCCTTGGTCGCTACTGAGGTCGAAGGCTAGCACTTGGACCCCGAAGTCCTCGCCTTCGACATCGGCTCTAAGCCCGCGATCGATGTTGAACATCTTGGCGAGCTCGGTGACCTTCTCGACCTTGAACCCCTGGTCCTTCATCGCAGATACCACGTCCTCAGGGGCGTAGGTCTTAGCCGATCCTCCGGCTTTGCACCCGACCAGGGCCGCGACGAACAGCAGAAGGAAGAGGCGTCTCACGCCCCGATTGTAAACCACCCATGTCACTCAACGTCCTTTACGACACGGCCCAACGCCGCCAGGTCTCCGACCGCACGGGCACGACCGCGAGCGGGACGGACTTCGTCGCCGACCCCAGCAGCCTCACGTGGGTGGAGCCGGTCACGGACACGCTTATGCTCCTGCCGTCTCCGCTTGAGCCTGAGTGGCACACCACTTCGACGGGCCGGTACTCACGGCTGAACCTGGCGGCCTTCGGGCTCGCGGCCTCGACCGGCGGTTGGCAGATGCAGGCGACGAAAGCGGCCGGCGCGACCCGGATCTACCACCCGGACGGGATGAGCGTCCCCGCGGTCACGCTCGCCACTTACGGGAAGAACCGCGGGATCTTCTTCTCAGCGTTCGCCGCAAACGTCGGCGACGAGGACGATGCCGTACTCGCCGACGTCGGTTGGGGCAACTCAGGCACTTACGCGAGCGGTGTTGCCGCCCGCGTTTGGGCGGGCGGAAAGGTCGACATCTGGCGCGGCGGGCAGTTCCGGAAGCAGTACAAGATCGGGATCCTCGGTGGCTCCCAGGTGGCCAACAGCTACCTGAACCTGCTCCTGCTGCCCTGCCGTCGGCGCGAGCTGCTGGTGTACAGCATCACTGCCGGCGATGGCTTCGTCCACGTCTTCGACGAGATCCCGGAAGACGAGCCCAACCCCGTCATCACTCCCGACGAGAAGATGTGGTTCTACATCCCTAAGGGAATGGTCGACGGGGAGTTCGCACCGCTCCAGTTCGCGACCTCCGGCTCAGTGATGGGCGCAAAGGCGTCGTTCGGCACCCCGCCCAAAGCAACCCAGGAACTGCGGCAGTACGTCAACGGGGTCGCCTTTGGCGGCACCGCCGGCTATCTGTTGCACGCCGACACCGCCTTCGCCGGGGCGACGGGCGCCAGTGTCAGCCTGCTCGACCACACCGGCGCGGCGTTCGTGAAGAACGGCGTGAACAAGGACGTGCGACTTGGGGTGACCCTGACGGGCGACGGTGCCTACAGCCCGTTCGTGTACCTGGCCCACGCAGAGTACAAGCCGGAGTTCGCCAACACTCCAGAGGTGGGTGAGAGCGTGATGGACAAGCTCGTCGCCGGGACGTTCCGCCTGGACTCCCAAGGAGCCGCGTTCGATATGGAGCTCAAGGACCTGGACGAGCTCGACACCAGAGTCCCGAAGATCAAGCGCGTGTCGAACCGGCCGGTCGACGTGATGCACGGTCCGTTCTTCCTGATGCGGGGGATCTCCGAGACACCCGACGTCGGAGGCGAGCGGGAGCACGTCGCCCGTCTGAACGTCTCGCTCCGCTCCCGGCTAAAGCTGGCCGATAAAGAGATGTTCAACGAGCGCGTGCCCCTCGTCGGCATGGACGTTTGCCGCTCGAGCGCCCCGTGCGCCCTGCGTATGCTCTTGCACCAGATCGGCCTCACCGACGCGGAGATCAACCTCGAGGACGTCCCCGGGGCGGTGATCGGAAGGACGCCCCCTGCCAAGTGCGGAAAG